AACCTTGCGAGCCGGGACCCCGTGTTCAGCGGCAGATCGTAGCCGATCAGGCAGAATTGGTCGATAGCAAACAGAACCACCGATCCGACCCCGGCTCCGATCGCCAGCCGCCGTTCCTTCGCCCAAGGCGTGGTGTAGTCGCCGATCCCTGTCAGGTGACTTGCCTTCGCCGGAGGGAAACCGAGTTGCATCGGCAAGTCGATCGATTGCCGCGCCTTGTCCAGGTTTCGGTTTCCGGTATAGGTGAAGTTCTCCGTCTTCAGACACGCCAGATTCGCCGGTGTCCAGGCCGACCTCGGGAAATTCACCAGTTGATTTAGATCCGTGTCGTTCACGTCCGGCGGATACAGCACCTCGAACAGCGCGGAGGGGTGCGATTGCCGCACGAACGTCATGATCGAACTCGTAAAAGCGCCGATCAGTTCCGGCAGGAACGCGCATTCGTTCGCCAGACCGCTCGGGTCGGCATGCTCGCTGAGGATCGTCGCCATCGGGCGCCCGTAGGCTTGCTGGAACGAAGTGGTGGTGTAGCTGTCGTAGAAAGGCATCCCCGATGGGCCCGCGAAGTACCACCACTGAACCTCGCCAAACTGCAGGTACGGCGTCACGCCGGCGCCGGCCATCACCGCGGCCATGTCAGCGTACACCTGCCGCCAAAACGCGGTGCTCTGCGGCGAGAAGCAGGTTTGCAATGCAGGCGTGTTCACCCACACCGGGTCGCCGTTCGGATAGCGCTGCGCGATAGCTGCCGCTGTCGTGTCGTCGCCGTTCCCCAACTCCATGCTGAAGGACGATGTAACGTCGATGCCGTATCCCTTCAGAGCCGTGAAGAAGCTTGCGCTCCAATCGCGTGCCGCTCGGTTCAGCCGCGGCATCGCCGTCACATCGGTCACCCATTTTCCATCGGCGCCGCCGGCCAGCGTCGGTCCACTCCTCTGCGCCGTGAAGACCTGGCTGTTGGTCTGAACGGAGATGGCGAGGCTGTTCCCCTGAATCCCAATCTGCCGCGAGGTGATAGTCAACGTCGTCCCCGTAGAGCTCGCCCACACTCCGGTCGATCCCGCATTCACAAGCAGCGCCAGACACGTGGCAATCGACTCGGCCGTGTCGCCGAGCAGGTTCGTGTGTTGGATTAGTGTCGGCCCGAGATACAGCTCCGTGACCGCGCCCAGAGCGAATTCGGGCGTGCCCGTGAACGTAATTGTCGCTGACGCGAATTGCTGGCCCGATCCGCGCAATTCGTAGAACCAGAGCGCGCCAGCGTAGTGATTCACCCTGCCGCGGAAACCCAGAGTCTGAATCAGCCACGCCGTCCGCTCAGGCGCCAGCGCCAACGAGTGATTTGTGTCCCAATCGGTTGCCAGGCCGGTCGCCGGCACGTTCGCAAACGCAGGCAGATCGGCCCCCGGAAACGCAATTTCCAGGAAATCGAAAAAGAAGTTAGTGCCTGTGCCGCCGCTGTGCGTCACCGTAACACTGTGCGGAACCCCGCCGTTCTGCGTTCCCAAGGGAACTCGCGTCAACACGTCCTCGCCCGCAAGCGCCAGGTTAATGGAAACCGCTGGACTCGTATCGACTCGCACCGTGATCTGCGCGCCGCCGTCGAGCCGCCTCGTTCCCAAGTAGAGCGAGTGTTGCCCCGCTGCGGAGTATGAGCAGGTGAGGGACGCTCCCGGCGTGGTCGTCCAATGAATCGATCCGCCGAAGTAGTTTCCGATGCCATTAGTCCAGGACCCTTGGTAGGACACCGCGGATGAATCGTCCTCGATCCTGCGGCTTCCGCGCCCCGCGATGTTGTACCGCAGGTTCGTGCCGGTTACCTGCCACTGCGCCACCACCACCGAGAACTCAGTCCTCGTATAACTCCCCGGTTGCAGATCGGCCGCATAAGTCCAGCGCAGTTTCCGTACAGAGGTAGTTGGAATCGTGACCCCGTGGATGTCCACTAGTTGGCTGAAATCGAGGTTGATCTGCCATGTCGCAGGCGATACGCCGCCGCTGAACATCGTCCATGCCGGTGTCCACGCCTGCGTTCCCGCCCCCTGCACCGTACCGTACACCCCGACCCGATTGCCATTGGACCCCAGGTCGCCTACATAGGTAAGCGTAATCAGCGTTCCGCTGGCGGTCGCGGTGACTTTTCCGTCAGCTTGGCCTGCCGTGATGATCCCTGCAAGGTTGGACACGGCGGTGTCCAGCGTGTCGCCGCTTGCGATCTGGTAGTAGAAATGCTGGTCCAGCCACGCCAGTTGAATGTAGTCCCCGGTGGTCGGCGCGCCCTGCAATTGTATCTGCGCGGTGGCCGGACTGTAGTCTCCGACTGGCGTGGCGTGGCTCGCCAGACTCACGTAGTAGATCGTCTCCGTTCCACCGGACTCGGCCCACAACCGCAGATACGGCCAGTCCACGGTTGGGTATAGGGTCGAATCCGGCGGGATGCAGTTTGTCCGGGTTTCCCGGTAACTCAGATGTATTCCGCTGAGGTCGCCATCCGGGAGGTTTCGTAGTGCTGGGTGCTCGAAGACGTTGTCGCGGTTCCATTCCACCACGGCCCAGTCGAACTGTTGCCGCCAACATCCCGATACCGTGAACCCCGTAGCGCTGGTTTGGCTGAGGGCCGCGATCGCCGAGGGCTGCAAATAGTAACACTGCAAATCCCGGTCGGGGCGAAGCTTGGTAAGTTGTTCGCTCATTAGAGTCGAATCAGGACGGTTAGGTCCGCCCCAGGAAGCGCCTGTCCCACCGACAGCACCGAGAGGGTCAGTCGCGAGCCGGAGGCCAGGGGAGCGAGTGTCTTGCCGTCCACCGTACTCGATAGCGTCGAGCCGGCCGAAAACGTCATTTGGCAGTACGCCGCGCCGTTGACGTTCAGTTGCAATTGCACCGGAGCGTCGGCCCCCGTGCCCAGAATGGCGAATGCGTCCCTCACGGAACGTGCAGCTTCGACTACTAGCGCCGGCGCCGCGGTTTGATCCACCGCCAGGAACCCGTCCACTTGAATCGAATACTGCCCGCCGGAAAGCGTCCTCAACCCGCTGTCCGCCGAGTGCGTCAGTAGCGCGTCGGCCGTCGGGCTGTTTCCTCTTGAGTTAGTCACAAAGAGTTGGCCACTCGCCACCCTCGCGTCTGGAATCTGGATAGGGTAGTTCCAGCTTCCGCAGTACGAACTCCCAAAGAAACCCTCTGGAAACGGCGCAATCACCGTCTTCGCCGCCAGATGATAGACCGGCGTACCTTGTGCATGCGGCGCGGCCTGACTTCCGTGAACGCCTCGCTGTACTGTGTACTGCGTACCTCCGTTGGCGGTCGCCGCGATCTGAATCAACTCCGCTTCAATCTGCAGAATCGTTCCCGCCACGCCAGCGCCTGCCGTGCCGAGGCTCAGCGCGGTGTCCGAAGCCCCCAAGCCGCTCGCCAGCGCCGTCGTTGGCGCCCCTTGAAGTTCGTCCCAGAAATACATCGTGAGCGTGGCCGAGGAAACCGTCCGCGTATTCGTGAGATCCGCGAACGATACGCCGCTCAGCACCACCGTCCCCCCGCTCTGGCCGAGGCTCAACCCGAAGAACGGCGCTCCCGGAACATCGGCATCCGAGGCGCCCGACCCTCCGATCTGCCACCGTGTCACCAACGATAGCTGAGGCGAGCACTCCACGCCATTGACGTTTGCAGCGCGGCCCGATACCTGCACCACCTCGCCCGCCAGGTTCGGAACCACGAGGTCCACCGGGCTGCTCTTGGTCATAGCCCCGAAATGCCACCCCGCTTCCGCCACCGAGAAGAAACTGGTCGCGTCCGGCTCCACGGTCCACGCCGGCAATACCGTAACGCTCGTCGAATCGTTGGCCGCGATGGTGCGTTCCTGCCCGGCGCCCAGTCCTTTGGTAACCCGTGCCGTCGCCCCCCGGTAGGCGTTTACGGTCATCTGCAGCGTCCCGTTCCCAACCGTACTGGGGGAGTGAATCGTCACGCCGCTCTCCGGCGCCTGCTCCATGCGCCAGTAGAAATTGGCGTGGTCGAAGTTGACGTCGGGCGGCGAGACCAGTTCGGCGCTCAGGCCGCCGTCGACGAACGTAGCGGCGACCGCGTGGTTCGACGCGATTCGCTGGAGATTCGCCGGGGTCGCACCGCGATACACGCTAAATCCGCTGGTTCCGGCCGCGAAGCTCAAACCCGTCAGTGTTACGCTGTGGTCGTTTTGCGGGATCGCCGCCTGCACGATGAAAGAGAGCGCACTCTCATTCCCCGCGCTGTCCACGGCCGAGACGGCATAGTACAGTGTCTGGCCGCCTGTCAGCGTCCCTCCCGCGCCCACGGTGGCGGCCAGGTCGAGCAGCGGCACACCGGGACGCGCCGCACCCGATCCGCCGCCCGAACTGCCCGGCGCGCCGAAGCTCACTGAGAGGCTGGTGTTCGCCGTGCCGTCGCTGCCGGTAGTCGCGCCTTCCGACACCCCAAACTGCATGTCGCCGCCAGAATCGATCACACTGCCGATCAGCGGCCGCGGCACTCCTATCCCCGCACTCCCCTGTTGACTCGCTCCCCATGCCGATGTCGACTGCCCGTTGGTGTCCGCGTACCAGGCGTCATCGTGAATTTGCGCCGTGATCGTACAAGTCCGGTAGTCCGTCGCAGGTGAGATCTTCAGAACGCGGAACGGCTGGCGGTTGAGCCCCTGCTTCATATAGGTGACCGTAATCACATCGCCTGGCTTGATTCCGAAGGCTTTGATGCTGGTTTCGAACTGGATGTAGGTGTTTCCCTTGACCGACTTGTCCAATGTGAACTGCAGCATCCGGGCCGCCTGGTCGTAGTTCGGAAGCCCTATCGCCATCAGTGTCGCCGTGACCTGCTGTCCCGCGCGCGCAATATCGTCCGCATCCACCACTGAGTAGCTGTCCTGCTGGTAGCCGTTCAGTCCGTCCTGGAAATCCACCGTGAAGCAATTCGGCGTATCGCCAATGCTGCGCGACGATATCGTCACACTCGGCTCTCCGTTCTCTCGCCTCAGGATGCCCGAGAACCCGCTGCTGCCGTCCCCGAACTCGTAAGCGGGCCAGCCGCCGTTGACTGGTTCCGTACTGTTCGTGTAAGGGCTCTGCGTTCCCTGCTGCAACGGCAGCGAGTTCTCGACATGCAGTTGCAGCACGCCACCCGGCCCATACGTCAGGAACAAGCGCGCCGCGTTGCGGACGCCCCGCACCACATCCCCCGCGCTCTTTCGCTTCTGCAACACTACGTTGCATTGAAACCGCGGAATCGCAATCGGGTTGCCGTTCAAGTCCGTCGACTGAATTTGTTCATCGCAGCAGGCCGCCGCCGCGGCGAAGCTCGCCAGGTCGATCTCAGCCGCCTTCCAGCCGCTCCTTCGCAGCACATCCAACAGAATCCAAGCCGGGTTGCTCGAGAATTGGTCGCTTAGAAATGTTCCGTCTGCCGCATAAACGGGAACGATCAACCCCTGCACCAGCACCTGAACGCTCGGCAGCGAGTTGCCGTTGTTCAACTGGTTTGGCACAACCACCGAAATGTAAGCCATGCTCCCGTAGGGGTCGCCCGCTGGATTCCCGTTCGCGTCCGTGAAGTTCATATCGAACGCCCCGTCTCGCGTCCCTGGCGTGAGGAAGTTGTACCACCCCGTGCCAGTCATGTTCTTGCCGGCCACCCCCAGCGGGATTTGCACGCCGCTCACCAGCACCGTCAGAACACCCTGAATCTGACCGATCCCCAGCAGGACCTCCATCCGCGTCAGATTTCCGTCGTTTCGCGCAAATACCACCATCGGTTGTATCCACGCCGTTCCGTAAACCATCGGCACATAGTCGTTGTATCTGGCTTGATTAACCGACAGCGCCGACGTGGACCAGTCTTTGCCATACCCGCGCACGGAAACCGCCTGCGGCACATACTCCAGACCGCCAAATCGCTGCTGCATCCCTCTGGCCTGACAATCCGTCCGTGTGTACCCGCATGTCGTGAAGGGCGCCACGCCATTCAGGTTTCCAGCGCCTCCCGTGATGCCCGCTGAGTATCCGCAGCGATAGAAGAGGGAGTACTTGCCGTCCGCGCCGCCATTCACGGCCTCTGCCCTCTGGTCCACCGTCGCCGGGAATGTCCAGGGGCACCTCCGCTCGATCCGTACTTGCGGCAGCAGCAGCCTCTGCAGGTTCATCCGGTTGATCGCCGTCAGGCGAAAGGTCGCTTCCTTGATCTGATCGGGTGGATTGCAGATCCCCTGGAAGATCGTGCTGACGTCCGTTAGCGCCACGTTGTTCCGCAAGTCGTAGAACAGGAATCCGGCAGTGAGCCTGGCGCCCTTCCATCCCGTGTCTCTCTCGATCTCCGAGAAGTGCGAGTCCGCATTCGCCAGCACCAGTGTGATCTTGGGGCTTCCGTCGACTCCCTGGTCGGAAGCGGTCTGAATGTCGAACGCGCTGTGTTGCAGCACGCGCGCCGCATAACTGACGGCGCCGATCGTTATCGCGTGCGTGCTCCAGTGCTCCGTCGCGCCGCTCGACAACTCGCAGTCGAACACCATGATCGGCGTGTCGGTGACCGCCAGTTCCTTAAGCTCAGAGATGGTTTGCATACGCAATGTTCACCGTTGTGGAGTGCCGGTTCACGCCGGTCGAAGTGTAAGTGAAGACGTCGTCTCGAAAGTGCGCGTTCCTGTATATTCCGCCCGTCGTGCTGCGCTTGTACGCCGACGCGCCCGCCTGCGGCTCCACCTGGGGCCCGTAGATGTCGATCGCCGCTCCTGCCGGCAGTTCGATTCCGAAGCCGATCGATGTCGCCTCCGCGTCTCCCCTGCCCGTGATCGTGAAGCGGCTCCAGTTCGTTCCTAACAGGCAGGTGGCGCGCTGACTCCCCAGCAGCAGAGTGACGATGGTGGATTGCGCCGCCCGCGCGTACGCACTCAGACAGTAGACGTACGCAGCCGGAGCGTTCAGGGTCTGCGACAGGCTCTGCGCCCCCGCGCCTGCGTTCGCTACGCGCCACGCGCACGTTCCCCCGGCTGGATCGGCGCCCCCCCCCGTCAGCGTCAGAAACGACGCCTTCTGCCACTCCACCTGGCTCGGATCGTCGCTCCACGCCAGCAGGTTTCCGTTCGGATCCAAAAACGTGAACCCGGTCAGCGAGCCTTCCATTGCTGCGAAGAACTGCTCCAGCATCGCCAGTTCCGCGTCGCTTAGGCTGGCGTATTGCAGTTGCCATTCCGTGGTCTGAGCCGCCACGTCCGGCAGCTTGATCGTTCGGCCGTCGGCCGTGGTATTCGCCACCGTCCGCGCCGTGCGCCTCTTGCGCAGAGGAAACTGGCTCAGCGCTCCCGTCGGCAGTTGTGGAAACATATCTATGTCCGGTTCTCGACCACCGTCAAACTGGTCTGCCCTTGCATTTCCGCAACCGCCGTGAGATCTACTTCATCCCCCGCCAGGCTGCAACTCGGGTACGAAGCGCCATCCCATGGATCCACGAAGACGAAACTCCCGAATCGTCCTGCGTTGCTCAGGAAGAACCCCTCCATCGCCGCCAGTTCCCCCTCGTCCAGTTCGCTCAGCCGGATGATCCATCGGTGCAGCGGCCCGCTCGCATCCCGGTATCGCTGGTCTGTCCCGTCCAGAAACCGCACCGTCTGGTTCCGGTACTGCAGCGATCGTGTCGCCGGATACTGCGCCACGGCTTTCGTCTTCAATTTGGGAAAGGTCGCCATAATCAGAGTTCGTTAACTATGTCATTGATCGAGCTGAGATTCAGCATCGCGCCGCGAACCGCTCGCGCGATCTGGTCGCTGTTGTCCAGGAACGATTGTGCGTCCATTGTCTGCACCGTAACCGAGATTTGCGGCGCCGCTGCGTTCCCCCCGCCGCGGAGACTCCCGCCGCTTTGTCCTCCCACGCCCGGGTCCGCCACCGTCCCGCCGCTCGCCACGATTGGCGATTCCGCGGCGCCGCTGTACGGCCTTGGCGCGCCCATTTGATCGAAGTCCGACGCGCTCAGCCCGCTTCCCGTTTCGGCGCTCTCAAACGAGATCGAAGACGGCATCGCGTACTTTTCCAGCGCCGGCGGCGCGGACGCCCCCCCGCTGAACAGCCCGATCAGCCCCCCGATCAGGGAAATGATCCCGCCGCCCTCGAAATAGCTCGTGGCCATTGATTCGATCTTGGCGCCAGTGCCGCTTCCGCCGCTTGCCGTGCCGGTGCTGCTGCTGCCACTGCTGCTGTGCACGTTCAATCCCGCCGCGGTCTCCGACTCTCCGTAAAGGCCGCCGCCAGCCTGCCCCTGCTCCGCCGCCGCCGTCGCGCCCGCCGCCTCCGGAGTCGCCCCGGTCGTCAGCGCACCCCACGTGGCTTTCACGTGCTCCTGCGCTGCCGCCGCCACGCCCCCTTCGTCCGGCGCCATCGCCGTCGCCAGCGCCCCCCACATCTGCTTCGCCAGTTCCTGCGCTGTCGCCGCCCCCGCGTCCGCCGTCATCGCCGTCGTTGGCGCATCCGCCGCCGTACCCGCCTGCCCCGGCAACGCCGGCGGACTGCCGCCCCCCGCATCCGCCGCCGTACCCGCTGATATGGCGTCTTTCATGGCGCCCGCGATTCCCTCCGCGATGCCCGGCAGATCGTTCGGACCGCTCGACCCCCTCCCCGATGCCTCCGCGAAGCTATCGAGCAGCCGCTCGTCCGTCTTGTTGGCCATTCTTCATCTCCGTCAGTAGTGCCTTCTCCAGAATCAGGAACGCCTCGGCCTGCCGCGCCGTCAGCTCCGAGAATTGCAATCCCCCCAGCCGCCGCCGCACCAGGTACTCCTCCACCAGGCATTCGCTCTCCGCCGTGATGTGCGATCTCGGGCACTCGCTCAGTACCGCGTCGTTCCTCACCCACACCGGCGGCCCGTCCTGCTCTTGACTCCCGCCGAGCCACCCGCACCGCCGTCTCTTTTCCAAGCCGGCCTTCCTGCATGTGTCGCACCTCCAGCCGGCTTGGTTCGAGAATTGGAAGTGGAAGGCGACAATCAGTTTTTTCGTTCAGCCGGGCTCAATCCCGTTTCTCCCCGCACCGCTGCCAGTGCCTCCCGGAATAGGCTCTCCGGTCCGGCCACCGCCAGCAGTTCCGGAGTCGCTGTCACGCCGTCTAGCGTCAGACCGCGAACCTCCTTCAAACCCCATTGGACGTAACTCCGGTCGATCTCCGCCTGCAGGAGCGCTCCGTCCATCTTCCCGCCGGCGTCGTCCCCCGCTTCCAGGAATTCCTTCTTCCCGGCCAGGGCGCGCACCCGCCGCATCAGTTCCAGCCGCCGCACGAAGGAAATTCGCGCCACCACATACGTAACCCCGGGCGCGATCTCCGAATGCACCTCGCGAACGCTCTCGTATGTCATGGCTATCCGAACGCCACCGTGATTTCGTTGTTCACCGTGCCCTGCGCCCGCGACGGCCGGAACTGCCATTGCAGCCGGTTCTTTCCGTCGTTGAACTCCGGCACCTCCGGAATCATGCTGCTGAGAAGCACCGCCATCACCTGGCCCTCCACTTCGCCCAGTTGGAACATCACGCTGACCGGCGATTGCTGCCGCGCCGCCTGGTACAAGGCCGCCGTCGCCACATCGTCCTGGCTGTACAGGTCGAATGCCGCCGTTACCGTCCGCTGTCCCGGCGCGATGCACCGCGCCAGGTTCGATCCGAATTCCTTCATGCGCAGATCGAGGTTGTTCTTGAGCACCAGGGAGGCGCTCGCAATCGTGAAGAACTGCGTCGGCGTGCTGCCCATCCACGCCTGCCCCAGATTCCCCGGAACGATCGAATAGTCGAACCCCTCTACCGCCGGCTCGGCCGGGAATGTCTCCGCGTCCGCCACCTGCCCCGCGTAGCTGCTGCTGTCCACTATGTCCTGCGCCATGCCGCTGAAGTGGAATTCGTGGAAGTCCCCGTTCACCAGAATCTCCAACTGGTCCACCGCCACCCCGCTCAGCAGCCGCTGCACCGCCGTCACCGGATCCCAGTAGTCGAATATGCTGGCGCTCGGCAACTCCGTCGTCGGCGTGTAGGTCACCGAGGCCCCCAGCGCCGTGCCCGTAGCCGGCGGAGCCGCGAAGGGCACGTTCAATTGCACCGTGTTCACATCCACGATCGCCGATACAAATCGCACCTCCCCGCCCGACGACACTCCCTGCCCCACGCTCAGTCCGTGCGCCGACGCGAACGCCAGTTGCCCCGGGCTCGCAGCCTCAGCCACCGTCCCTCCCGCGAATTGCTGCGGTACCGCGCCCAGTGCGGCCTGAAACAGCGGACCGTATGCCGGATCCCCGCCGCCCGATTTCTGCCAGCTCGTCAGGAACGTCTGCAACTCGAAGGCCGTGCGCCGCCGCCCCCCCGCCGGCAGGCCCGGGAATGTCCGGCTGCCGGTCTTGTCTTTCCGGCTGGTCACATCCGGATGGTTCTTCACCGTCAGTTTCACTGCCGGGATCCGGCTGCTCGCCGTGATTGTCGCCACGTTTCCGTACGCGCTCTCCAGCGCCGTATAGAACCGATTCGCGTTTGAAGATATGTAGGCCATGCTAGTTGATACTCACTCCAATCTCGAAAGTGACCTTCGCCACTTGGATGTAGTTCTTTCCGCCGTGCTTCACGGCTCCGTACGCCACCTGATAACCCCCGGCGTAGTACATGCCGGAACCCCAATCCCCCCGGTTCCCGTCCAGAACCTGCGTCAATGCGTCCGCGCATTGCTCCAGACCCTCCTGCAGACCCTGCAGCCGGTCCTGCGAGTTCCGCACCTCCGCCGCCATCTGCACTGTCCCGGAAAACGTCCGGAATTTCTCGGTTAGGCTGTTCACCAGCTTTTCGCAGTACACCTGAATCGTCGGATACCGCACCATCTCCCCGAGCTCCGCCAGATCCGCCGCCACGTTCTGCGCCCGGATCGGTACGTGCGCCGCCCCCGCTTCGCTCCCCTCTCCGCTTTCCCGCCGGCTTCCCAGGTTGGCGCTCACTCCCTTTGGCGACGAAAGCAATTGCACTACCTTCGCCGCCGCTTGGCTTCCGATTCCCGCCATTTCAACCTCTCTGAATTACGCGCGGTATCGGCCGCAGGTAATTCCATGCCTGCCCTGTCCCCGGAGGCCGCCCTGTCGTGCCGAGCATCCCCGGCTGTACCCAGGTCTCTCCCGCCTCCACCACCTCCGCGCTCTGTAGCGATAGTTTGTTTGGATCCGTTCCCGCGTAGACGTTCCACCCGGTGGCCGTGCCCGGTGGCGCACCCGCTTCCACCAGGAACGTGTTGCTGGCCGTCATCACCGCCACCGGTTCCGATGCCGCGCCCTCTTCTCCCACCGCGTTCACCCACGCCGTCGCCACGAAGTACGTCCCGTCCGATAAGTTCCCGCCGGCGCCGGCTTGCCCGGCCACCACGCCCGGAGCCGCCGCCATCGGAACCGGAGCCGCCACGATTCCCAGTCCCGTCTCCCTCAGCTTCTCGTACACCTGCTTGGCCATCCCGTGGAACTGGTCCCGCTTTCCCTTGTAGCGATCGTTAAGCTGGTTGCTGTATGCATCGCTGTACACCATTTCCAGCGCGCGGTATGTGTGCCAGAGCTTCAATGCGGGTGTCACCACCACCGAACTCAGGTTCGGCCTCGGCGTCACCCACACCGACTGAGCGTATCCTGAGTTTCCCGCCAGCATCGTGGATAATTCCAGACCCAGGTCGATTTGTGCCAGAGTCAGCTTCTGCGTCACATCGATCCCCTCCACGTGGGCCACGTCGAGGAGCCGCGAATCCACCGCCGCCAGATCGTCGACCGTCGAAGGAACGCCGTCCGTGAACAGAGCCATGCTAGGACTCCTGGCGCGGCATTCCCCGCAGCCTGTGCAGCTCCGCCGTACTTACCAAAGACAATGGCACTCTCGATGCAGCCACTTGCTCTTCCGCCAGCAGCCTCGCTTCCGCCACCGCCTTCCGGTATGCCTCGGCAACGTGCTCCTCCGCCACGTCCGCCGTCCCTTCAACCACCATCACCGCGGCAATTTCCTTCGGTACTTCCGTGCACACGCCGGATCTACCGCCGTCCCCAGTGGCGCGGCTCACAATCACCACGTCCTTATCCGGATACTTAGCCACCGTCTCTCGAATCTTCTGGTAGTACACTCTCAAATCCATTCGATCCTCCCTCCTTCTGTATTGCTACTATCCCGGTATTTGCACTTCTGCCTGTCCGCCTCGCCCCGAAAGCCAGCCATCCCAGGCAGCCCGAAACGCCCCATCCAAACCCTGCGGCTCTGCCCCATGCCCGGACAGAGCCGCCTTCGATGCCTTCGCGTCCTAGGTGTTCACCTGCACGCCAGCCGCGTTCCGCAGAATGCCGCAGCCATACAGCACGTCCACCGTGAACTGCTGCGACAGGGTGTTCGGCTGGTAGCTCATCACCACCCGCATGCCGAAGTTGCCCATCTCCGCATACTCGGCGATTGCGCCCGTGCCCGGCAACGGTTGCGGCAGCCGCCTGATCACCAGGCCGATGGCGTCCTTGGTGAACGCCAGGTTGTGCGTGTTTACCGGCGTGGTTCCCGTCTTCGGAATGAACTGCGACCGGAATACGTAGAAGTCCTTCACTTTGCCGATCGACCCATTCACCAGCGCTTGCAGCCCCGCGTCGCCCGCCGTCTGATACTCGCTGAAACGCGGTATCTGCCGCCACGTCGAGTACGACGCCGCGTCCACCACCATGTACTTCGGTTCCAATGGCGGAATCTTCGCCAGGAACAGGGCCGTCTCCGCCGCGTCGATCGTGGCTTCCGTGATCGCCGTGCCCGCCGTCCCTACCGGGGTGTTCGCCGAAAATCCCGCGTACAGACTCAGAAGGTCGCCTTCGATCTTCTGCGCGATCGCGGCTACCGCCGGCTGCAGGTACATCTTCAGAAGGTCCGGCACCGCCAGAACCTTCGTCACGTCCGGAATCTGGAACGTCGCTTCCGCGTGCGTGTTCAGCACGATCTGCGCGTTCCCGAGCGTCGGGTTCTGTAGCGTAACCGTCCCGCCCAGGCTGTTGCTGATGTTGTTCGCCACCATCTGCGGCGGGATCGGCACGTTGATCGTGTCGCCGGACTGCGCCAGCGCCGGTTCGTAGTCCCGATTCACCAGGTTCCCCATCACCAGGTTCCCCACCATCACCGGCAAGGCTTCCGCCGCCACCAGCTTCACGATCGCAGTCGCGACGTTAGTTGTAGTAATTGCTCCCATTCTTTCTCCTTCTTCCTGTCCTTGTACCAGCCTTCCGGCCGGCTGTTCTCTACAGTCCCCGAAGGGTCTGCGACGCCACGCGTACGATTTCCTCTCGTACCCGGTGCATCTCTTCCGCACTCATGCCCGGACGGATCCGATCGATACTTACCGACTCGTTTCCGGCCTGCGGCGCCTTGAGGTTCCCCGTCATCCCGGTCCCTCCCGCAATCCGGGCTGGCAGAAACTCCGGATTCTCTTTCACGAACGCCGAGAGATACTCCCGTACCGGCACCTCTCCCGTTTCGCCTCGCGCTATTAGCCGCCCGTCTTCGCTACGGACGATTCCGTCCTGCACCGCCTTGAACGCCAGGTCGATCTTGGCCACTCCCAGCCGCTGCAACTCGGCCCGGACCGCCGAACTCCGCTCTGCCTCTTCTGCTTTGATCCGGCTCCGCTTGTTCTCTTCCGCCATCTCGTTCAGCCGCCGCTCCATCTGCTCGCGGCGCTTGCGCTCTTCCTGCAGTTCCGCCTTGTAAGCCGGCTCGCTCTTTGCCTGCTCGTTGTTCGCATATTCCTGGATCGCCTGCCGAACAATCGCTTGAATGTCGATTCCTTCCATATACCTCCCCAAAATCAGTGGGGGCGGGCCACTTGCTCGCCCGCCCCCTTCTGACCTCCTCGTCTGTCTGCTGCCTACTGCAGCGCCGGATCTTTACTGCCGCCCGGTTTCCCGTAGTCCATCTGTTCAATCTCCTCTACCACCCGGTTCTTCACCTCCGGCCGCGCATCGCTCAGGTACTTAAGCGCCAGCCGCTTGAATACCTGCTTCGTCAACGTTGCGCTTCCGATCCCCAGTGCCAGAAGATTCTTCGCGTCGTCAAGTTCCGTCCCGAACTCGTCGATGTCAAAATCGTCCAGTCCCGTCACCTCGACCGACACTTCGTCCTGCCGCGCCGCCGCCACCGCGCCTAACACCTGCGTCATGGTTTCCTTCACCACTCCGCCGTAGGCCCGCAGCACCTCTTCGGTCGCCACGAAATCCAGTTGCTTGCTTAACCCCGATTGCTGCGACCCCGATCCGCTCGCCTTTCCCGCCTGGTTCATCAGGTAGCAAACCCGGTAGACCTCGTCCTTCAGTTGGTCCAGGTTGTTCGCCGCAATCTGGTAGACCTTGCCGTCCGGCTCCGCCCACCCAAACCGGTCGTCCTTGCCAAGCTGCAGGTAGTACGTCTCGCCCACTACCTGCTTGAACTCGCTGTCCGAATACACCACCGGCATCGCGAACAGCCCCATCGTCAGCGCCCACGACAGCGCGTTCGATTGGTTGAAGTGCTCCAGTTGCAGCAGCGCTGCCTTGTTCATCAGCCAGAGCCCTTCCGTCACCTTCATCTCGAATACCGGCACCCGTCCAAACGGCGCCAGGCAATGCCGACCCTCGTCCACCAGTTCCACCGCGCTTTGCTCGCCCGCCTTGCGGTAGATCTGGAAACGCTCCCGGTCGTAGTACACCCACCGCGTTTCCTTCTCCCACTTCGCGTCCGTTACCTTCGATTGCTGCAAGCACGAACTGCGAAGCACCACCCACTCCAGCCCGCCTCGCTCGTCGCGGTTCCAGTTGATAACTTCCTCCGCTCCGTACTCCACCAGGAATCCACGCGATTGCCCCGATGCGTCTTCTTCCGCACGCGTCGCCGCTCGCCCCGCCGTCCGCGGGAAGTCCACCACCACGTAACTGCTCCCAAACACCAGCATCTCCGTGAACCGCTCCCGGAAAAACTGGCTCAGCCGCGTCCCTTTCAGGTCGCAGTCCCCAAAGAAGGTGTTGTAGAACCCGCCCGCCAGCCCGCCCTGCTGCTCCATCTGCACCACCGGCTCCCGGTGCATCAGCGTCGCCGCGTACCAGTCGATGATGCTGCCGATGTAGTTCTCGTAGAACAGCCGGACCAACCGCTCCCGGTATACCTCGCCCGGCTCCTTCTGCCGCCTCACCAGGTACTCCGACCCGCGCTCCCGCATTTGGTCTCCACCAACGTACAGGTCCCGGTACCGTCTCCACGTCGCCTTCCGCGCCATGTACTCCGGATGTTCACGATTTATAGTCTCTATCATCAGAACAATCGCCCCCGTCGCTCCCCTACCGTGAGAAGCGGTCTGCACTCCTGCCAGATCAGGTACCCCAGCGCGTCCGACAAATGCGTCCGCTGCCGGTCCCGGTCCTTATCGATCTGAAACGTATCCGCCTTGAACGCAACCTGTTCAAAGTCCTTGATCAGTTCCTTGCATTTCCTGTCCACCTGCACCGAGACATCGCCCGCCGCCGACCGCAGTTTCGCGTTCATCAGGTTGATACGCTCCTTCACGCTCGGATTCGACTTCGGCACCTTATACAGCGTCTTGATCGACGAATACGCTTGCAGATGGTCCCGCACCATCTGGTAATCCGAGAACCCCGTCGTCTGCTGCTGATATCCCGAGGCGTCCCCGTATACCATCAGTCCCGCGTCGTGTCTCGGATACCGCTTCAGAAACTCCTCGCACGCCTCCTGCGTCGTCCCATTCCGGATCACGATCTCGTCCAGCACCTTCACCTTCTCGCCGTCCGTCTGCACCACCAACGAACTCATCGGGTCCACGTTGAAGTCCAGAGTCCACAACAGCGGCTGATTCGTATCCACCGCCAGGTCCGTCACGTGATTCGCCGCTTCGAACGCCGTGTATACCGTCCCGCCCGATAGGTGCAGGTACTCGCCCAGAACTTCCTGCGCATAAAACTTCGCGTCGTAACTCTCTTCCAGCCGCGTGTAGAAGTCCGGTATCTTGTCCAGAAGGTGCCGGTTCTCTCTCGGCGCCGCTTGAATCGTCTGGTAGTTGTCGTTCTGGTTAACTACGAACTTCCTGTATACCCAGTCGAATCCTTTGGGCGTCCATACTGCGAACCCGCACAACCGGTTCGCCTTTGGGTCCCTCAAGCGTCCTTCCAGCCGCAGCCACGCCTGTTCCTGCGTGTACGTCAACTCGTCCAATCCGAACCACGCCAGGTTCGTGCCCCTCAGCCGCTCGAAGTCGTCCACCGGCCGGAATATGATCCGCGACCAGGTATCCTTGAACGTCAGCGTGTTCTCTGCCTTGTTGTGGTCGTACGGAATCCGGTTGCTCTCCAGTAGCTCCAGCAGCGTCGCCTGCGTCGCATCCCGCAACATCGGATACGTCGGAGCCCCCAGCAAACCCATCCTCCCCGGATTCAAATAGCACAGCCGGATCGCTTCCTGGCATAGAGCCTGGCTCTTGCCGCTCCCGATCGGCCCCGAGAATCCCTTGAACCGCGCCCCCGCTTCGTGAAACGCCTTCTGCGACGGCAGTGGATCGTAGGCTATTTCTCGGAGTTCGACGTCGCAACGGGTCCGACCCAT